GGCCGAGGAGACATTCATTCCCCAAGCTCTTTCAAATAACCCAGAGCCAGTAGTTTGGAGCGACAACACGGATGAAGGCAAGGAGGCATCAGATGACCTAAAGACAATGCTTCAGTATCACGCAGACATTCTTTGTTTGCGCAAGAAGCTCGCTGTCATGGTGCGTCACTGGTCTATTTACTTCATTGGTGTCGTCAAACATGGATGGGATGTTAAATCTAACGACATACGCACAGAGATACGAAAGCCTCAAAACTTTATCCTTGACCCAGACGGATACATTGATGAGTATGGAAACTTCATAGGTTCGTTCTGCGGAGAGCGAATGGAGATGACTGCTGAAAAGCTCATTGAGAAGTTTCCTAAGTCAAAGGCGTACATCACTATCAAAGTAAACGATAAACTCGGCACACAAATCGTGGCAACGGAGTGGTGGACTGATGACTATTGTTTCACGACGTTTGAAGACCAAGTTTTAGATAAGCACAAGAACGAGTACTTCAATTACGATGCTGAACCTGAAAAGGACGAAGATGGTAATGAGATACAGTTGGCAACCCCAGCTATCAACCACTTCGCATCTCCAAAGATGCCTTATACGTTCCTCTCCGTTTTCTCGCTCCAAGAACAGCCTCATGACATCACTAACCTCATTGAGCAGAACATTCCTAACCAAGACAGGATAAATGACCGTGATGACCAGATAGCTAAGAACCTACGTTTAGGGAATAACTCTATTGCCCTATCAGGTGTGTCTTTTACGGCTGAAACTGCCCGACAAGCGGCCACAGCCCTTGAAGACGGTGACCCAGTGCTTGTACCTGATGGACAGGTGGAAAACGCAATTAAACGCCTTCCAGCTAATGAAATCCCACAGGCGGTGTTCACAGCACAGGCTAACGACAAGGAGAACCTACGTTCAATCTTCGGCACCAACGGTCTCATTCCAAACAACGAGCCTGACACGGCGGTACGAAATAACATCCTCGCACAGTCTCATGATTCAACTCGCATAGGTGGAGGAATTGGTGATGCACTTGAACAAGTGGCAGATAACATCTTTAACTGGTGGGCACAGCTTTACTGCGTGTTCTATGATGAGACACATTACGGAGCGGTAATGGGCAACGGCGAGGCAGTCTCATACGTGCAGATAATCAACTCACAGTTCACTAGGAAGTTTGTTATCTCCGTCTCCCCTAACTCGATGACGCCAAAGGATGAGGTCAGCGAGGCCAACCAAGCTATTGAGCTTTGGAACAACAAGGCACTTGACCCTATCAACCTCTTTAAGAAGCTCAACTTCGCTTCACCACAGGAGACGGCAGAAATGGCGGCGCTATGGTCTACGAACCCACAGTTATACATACAAAAGTTTTTCCCTCAAGTTCAACCACAGCAACAGCCAGGACAAGGGCAACCACTTCCACCGCAAGGAGGAACACCACCACCAGACCTTAGTGCCCCTCCTGCCAACGCACAGTTATCACAAGTACCAATTAATAACGTTTAATAAATTATATGAACCCAAAAGCAAAAGCATTAAATAGCGCGAAATTAAAATACAAGACACGTTCTTCTATAAAAAGAGGTATTAAACGTCAGCGTCGTGAGGAACATATTGCTGGACAATGGAATGGTGAAGACTCTAGAGGGGAAGAAGAAGCACAGGGAGCAATAGACACGATTGACCACATAAAAGATAATCGAGCAAAGGTTTTGGGAAATAAAAGTAGAAATATAGATGTATTTAGATACGGTTCAGTAGGAAAGAGTATCATGCGACATAAAAGAAAGTAACATGAAAACAAAAACACCCAAAGTACACAAAATGTTTGATGACTTTCTGAAGCTAACCAAAGACAAGTACGGTTACGATAAGAAAGGAACAGCACAGTCAAGGTCGTTAATAAGCGCAAAGAAAGCAAAGAACCCAAAGATAGTAGCAAGATTAGTTAAAAACTTTTAATCAAAAAAACATATGCCAACAATAACAACAATCGTAGCAACATTATCAGACGGAACATCAGTAACGCTTTTTCCAGTAGCACCAGTAGTCGCTCCTGTTGCACCCACGAACACAGAGGTAGACGTCACTCTTTCAGACGGAACTGTAGAGAAGTTTGTCCCTGCACCAACTGCATAAACCATGAGCCATCCAAACCCTTCTTACGACCCAGAGAACAGCCTAAAGGAAGACCATCGAGGGTCAGGTCTTTTGAAGCCTAAGAGTAAGTCTAAGGCACTTAAAAAGGCAAAGACTGTGGTAAAGAAAAGCCACTACAAGGACGGCGTGAATAGAAAGTTTGGCTCAGATTCCCATGATTCATGGATGGGTCAGCAAGAAAGGAATTATTCTAACGGATACTAATATGAAATTCAACAACACACCAAAAAACGAAAAGGACGTAAAGAACAAGAAGTCACTCGTCGCTTCACAGGACAAGGACTTTGAAAGAGACTCAACAGCAGGTTGGTCTGACAACGATGATGAGAACTTTGTAAGCACGAAGGGAACGAGGAAGAAGGCAAAGAAGACATTGGCCAAGATTCTAGGTCGTAAAGGTCGTACAGAATCACACATGAAGGCGTTACAAGAAGCTAAAGGAGAATAAATATGAAATCAAAGACAAAAGCACTTTCTAAGTTTCGTGGTGAATTAACCAAGAAGTCACAGACAGGAAATGATTTCAATGGTGTGGTAATGCGAGCGAGAATGAAGGCTAATAAAGATAGAAAGGGGTACAGCCAAGACGAATAATAAATAAATAATATGGCAAATCATACAACAGGTGCACAACGTCGTAATGCAAGAATGGATAAGATTTTTGATAAGGCAAAATCAGAGGGTCGTGGACTGGTCGGTAACTCTGGTATTAAAGGTCTTGGTGTGAACAGTCCAGCAATGTCAAAAGCAAAGAACAAGGCTTTGAAGAAGGCGAAGAAGGAGGTTAAGACAAAGAATCCTTCGTGGAAAGGAGTAACGAACTATATAGAAGCATCAAAAGATAGATAAATAAGTGTCGGTATGGGTTCTCTCGGTCTCGCCCCTCGAAAGAGAAAAAGACCCGCGTAAGCGTTTAACAATAATGATAGGTTTTCCTGAGTTGTACCTGAAACAACCCCGCACAGTAAATATCATATGAAGAACGAACTAGACGATTTCTTGGGTACAACAGAGGAAAAGGATACTACTGACCCTTTTTCAATAGAACCTGAGGAAGTATTTAAGGAAAAACCAGTAGAAGCAGAAGAGGAGACAGAGGACGATGAAGACAAGCTCCCTTTTAACAAGAATCCTAAGGTACAACGATACATTGACAAGCAGATTGAAAAACGCTTGAAAGATGTAAAGCCAACCGAAGTAGAGACTTTTAAGGAGGAGATTAAGGACGAACTGGCTGCGATTTCAGAGGAGATTATCGGCAACGATACACCCGAGAAGCGTGAGAATGCCCGCAAGCTACGCACAGCTCTTGAAACCATAGAGAAGCGAAGCAGTGCTAAGGTATTTGAACAGTTGCAGGCAGAACAGGACAGAACTGAAACAGAAGACCGACAGGCACAGGAAGAATTGGCAGACGGCTTCGACAATGTAGAAAATACATTCGGCGTAGACCTAACGTCAAGAGACCCTAAGGCCGTGAAAGTCCGAAACGAGTTCATTGACTTCATCACTCTCGTAGCCCCTAAAGATGAAGATGGAGAAGTTACTCAATTTCCCGACCTAGTAGAGACATTTCGCCTCTACCAAGGACAGGGTAAAAGAGGAAACCCTACAGCTTCACGTGCAAAGCAACTATCCGCACGAGGAATGGATAGGAGTGCCGACGCTTCTAATACAGCCAAACCAGTGGACAATTCATGGAAAGCAGTAGAAAGAATGCTCGGTAAGTAGATTAACAATTAACATTATTAGTAAATGCCTCCAAACTTAAATATTCAGACGACGACAAACCAGTTTTTGGCTCCTGCATTTTAACAACTACCTGTGCAGGTAAATACGAGGAGACGAAAGGGGTAGACCTCGTATTGAAGGATAGAAGATTTTGTCCTTCTTAAATTGGGTGAAACGGGGAAACTCCACAAAGGACAATCCCGTAGCAAGTGTGAGGTTAAAATCTCATAAAGCTCTAACGACTAGATGGTGAACCTCGCAAGAGAACATAATCCATCCACGAGCGCCCGACATCGAAAGATGATGATATAGTCTGAACACGAGAACCTTGAAAAGTATAGATAATATGGTATTATAGGAAGTAATATGGCTTCAAAGCTACAGCTAGAAAAACGAAGATATTACGAGAAGAACAAGGAAAAAGTCATCGCCAAGAGCGCTTTGTATTACAAAAATAATAAAGTAAAGGTATTGGCTAGGCTTAATAAAAAGTATAAAGAAAACCCTGTTCCAAAGATAGTTTATGCGAAAAAATACGCACAAGCTAATCCTACAAGAATCAAGAAATACCAAAAGACATGGAAAGAAAGACATCCTGAAAAAAGGAAGGTCTACAATAGGAACTCACAGATACGCGCCTTCGGTATTTCCCCTGAAACATATTATTTAATGCTTGAAAAACAAGGTAAGAGATGTGCTATTTGTAGAGCAGAATCTACTAGAAAAGCGATGAGTATTGACCACAATCACACGACGGGAAAAGTAAGAGGACTTTTATGTGACGGTTGCAATATGTCCCTCGGACACATCGAAAGGAAAGATTTTTTGGAAAAAGCTCTAGAATACTTATCTCGGTATAAATAAAACTCGTGAAGCAGTAATTAAAATATCTGCGATAACATAATTGAACTTCTTTTTCGGAGAAATCCTCGGCAACACAGAGAAGTGGGACGGTTCACAGATGCTCTTTCCGATTAAGTATCAGAAAGGCGTCGCTTCAGTAGCTTTCAACGGCTTTGATGAACTTCCTACCTCACAGCAGCCATCAACGGTAAACATGACCTTCTATAGCACCTTCGTAGCAACGAACGTTGCTCTAGCAGGCACAGACTTGTCTATCAACAAGACAGGAATGCAGCGATTGAACCTCATGAAGACACTCATGAAGTCTCGCTCACAGGACGGTGCAGACGACATTGGAACATTCTTCCAAGGAAACGGAGCAGGAAAAGCTCCAAACGGACTTGGAAACATTGTCGACAACGGTGCAGTAGCTTCAACTTTCGGAGGTCTCTCACGAGCAACCTACGCAGGTCTTAACGCTACCGTAACAGCTTCAGGCGGAACTATTTCCCTCCTCAAGGTTCGACAGCTTGCTAACACCGTAACAGACGGACGAGTAGCTCCAGACTTTGCAGTAACCGATTACCAGACATGGGCTTACTTTGAACAGCTCCTTATGCCATTTCAGCGAAACACCTACACGGATTTCACGAACATGGATGCAGGAACAGGTTACAAGGCTAAGGGCATTATCTGGGACGGTCTTACCATCTACCACGACAAGAAAATCACAATTGGTAACTTCTACCTTTTGAATCTTGATTATCTCAAGTTCTACGGACTTAACTGGTGGGAAGGTGAGGCGGTTTCACTCGCAGACAAGAACATCAAGGGTAACATCTACGAGTACAACCCAGCTAACGCTACGAAGGCGTTCACATGGACGGGCTGGATTAAGGCTTACAATCAGGGTGCTGTAAACGGCTTCATGATTCTCGGCGGACAGCTCATCTGTACGAACCCACAGCGAAACGGAGTTTTGACAGGCGTGACATCAAACTAATAGCTAAGCACATAAAATCATGCCTCTATTACAAGAAACTTATGAGCCAGCAGTAGCCCTAGGAGGATTGAACACCAACAAGTCAATACTTTTTGGAAGTCCAGTCGTAGTAGATTACACTGCTCTTGCCGCTAATGCGATTAACTCAACCGCGACCGCTACAGCAGCACAAGTAGCCAGCGGTTACATCACTTCAACGTCAGGTGCAGCCACGACCATTACGTTGCCTACAGGTACTCTTTTGGGAGCGTTGGTAGGAGCAACTCAAGGTTATACTTTTGACCTTTGGATTGACAACACAGGTGGTGCAAACACGGTAACTATGGCAGTCGGAACGAACGCAGTTCAGTCAGATTGGGACTTGCAGATTACTGCTGCTACAGCTTCAGTAACCCCAGCAACTATTACCCCACTCACAGTTCGTTCAGGTACAGCAGGAATCGCTCGCTATACGATTTGCTTCGCATCCCCAACAGCTTACGCATTCTCAAGAACAGCATAATTATTAACTAAGAATAAATTAATGTCATATATTTCAGACAAATCAGGAGCTCCCTTTGACATCTACAACTCAGGTGTGCTTTTCACGTCCCAGTACACGGGAACGGTAACAGCACTTCAGAACGGATACCAAGGTGTGGTTGGAGATGTTTCTCTAGACACCCTTCTTGGAACAAAGTGGGCTACTAATGACGGCCGAGTCCTTACTCTCGTATCAAACGCTGCAACAGCTTTGGTATCAGGAGTATTGGTTCAGTCACAGGCACAGCAGACAGCTTTCCAAAAGCTCGCAGTTCCAGCTCTTGCTACTCAGGTAGCAGGAAACCCACCAGTAGCAGGCGCAGTAGGTTCTTACTCTATCATCGTCACGAACGGTGCTACGGTAATCCCACAAGGTGCTCTAAACGGTGGCTACGCAGTAGTCGCTTCGGGAACAGGTATCGGACAGACACTACAGATTGCGTCTAACCCAGGAGGTGCGGCTTCAGCATCTGTCACCATCACCTTGGCAGACCCAGTTCAGGTAGCACTCGACAGCACTTCAAAAGTGTCGCTCTTGTACAACCCTTTCCGAAACGTCATCATCAACCCAGCAACGGCAACAGGCGCTCCTATTGGAGTTACCCTTTACCCAGTTATCGCTTCAACAGCGGCAACCACTGACGGAACATCAGGAAATCAGACGGTTGCTCCACAGCCACAGTACTTCTATGTGGTATCACACGGAATTACATCGTGTCTCGTAGACAGCACGGTTACGAACGTAGGTTACCCTATCGGTCGTTCAGCAGCTACAGCAGGTGCAGTAGGTGTTGCAACATTGACGACAGTAGGACAAATCGGTATCTCAGCGCAGACATTGACC